CCTCAGCAGGGTCACGCCGCATCGCCTGCTTGATGTCCTCTTCGAGCCCGTCCAGGTTCATCAAAACCCACGGCGCATCCGAGTAGTTGTACTTCAAGATCCGGCGCCGGTCAGCCTTATTGGACCATCTCAGGCCAGCAGGCGGGGGAGTCCACTGGATGTAAACACCATCCGACGGGTTCTCCAGCAAGTCCTTTACGACATTGTCAGTCGCAGGGTCATCCGGGTTCGTCGTGATGAACCCACGCCCGCCCATAGCCGTAAGACCGCGCTTCTGAGTGCGGAAAACCTTCCACATCGAATCATCGGCGAACAGGCCGGCCTCATCCCACGGGACGCACGTAACACGGGCACCAAGACGAGACTTAGCCTTCGACGTTACCGGAACAATCTGGTTGGCCTTACCACCAGGCAGGCGGATAACCTCTTCGCCCGTCCTAGTGATCTGCGACGACAGCGGCCCGTAATCAATCATCGGCCGCAACGCATCGAACGTGTTGCCCGTCTGCGCCTCAGAGTTAGCCGTGATCTGAATCAGCGGGGCAGTCCATTTACGAGCCATAGGCTCGCCCGGGCCATAGGTATAAACCCAGCCACACGAGCACCCCTGCTCATCGCAGTCCCAGACCTCGCCGCCCTTAGCGAACCCAGCAAACAACGCCGGCCCGACAGACTCCACACAGATCATCGCCGCAACCAGCGGCGACTTACCCTTCTTCTGCGAGTCAATCAGCACCGACAACTGATGCACGAACGCCGACGACTTCATGCCAGGCTCCGCAGTCTTACGGATCGCATAGTGATTCGTCACAAAGCACAGCTGATAATCACGCAGCAGGAAAGGCGGCTTCCGCCCATCCATATCGAAATCCCCATCAGGGACAACACAATGCTGCTCAATCCACTCCGGAACAATGTCCAAAGTCAGACCAGGCCACCACTTCAACGCATCCGATGCAGTCTTCGGGCTAAGAGCCTTCCTTGACGGCATTTAGCCTCCGCTCCCGAGCCGACATACGCCCAACAGGCGCGGCTTCCGGCTCAGAACCCCTACGCTGAGAAACCTCATCCCTCGCCACCTGCCAGCCGTTCAGCCGAAGACCAGCGGGGGTCAAGCCAATCTGCTCCCGGTAACGGTGCAACTGCCCCACAAGCGCCGCATTCGACGCCGGATCAAGCTCCACAGCAACTTTCAACCGGCAATACTCCGCGATCACAGGCCACCGCCACGACTCACGAGCCCACGCCGCGCCCTGGGGAGAACGCCACGCCTCAACCCACACCAAACCCTCGCGGGAATGGAAATCAGCAGCAGCATCCTCATCAACCTCACGAACCTTCGCGCCATCCTCGAAATGCTCCGAGAACAACACAATCGGATCAAGCGGAAAATCCGGGATCGCACCCTGATAACCCTCAGAAGGCAACGCAGAAAAATCCAAGCCACGAGCCGCAGACCGACCACTATTCGGATCAGGCGCCGGCCCAGAACGTGCACGAGCTCCACCAGCAGTCACAAGCCACCACCTCCGATCTGAAAACTCTTGAACCCTCCGCGGACTATTTTCACCTCCCCGGCGGGCCGGCGGGGGAGGGGCCTTTGGGGGCGCCCCCGTGGGGGTCTAGGCGTGTGATGCCTTGCCTGCGGCTGAGAGGTTGCAGTGCGCGTGCTCTGGCCCTCGGATGATGCCGCGGTCGTGGTCATCGTGCCCTAGGTGCCACTCACTGCCTGGCTGGATGAGTCCTGTGCAGCGCCAGCAGTTGCTCTTGCCTGCTGCTACCTCGGGCTCGAATGCTTTACGCATGGCGTTGTACCCTGCGTCGTACCCTCGTTCGCGCTTTGACCCTCGCGCCTTGTCGTGTGCGCGTGCGTGCTTGGGGCAGTAGCGCTTGGACTCGGGGATGTAGTCGGGGCAGCCTCGGGCCGGGCAGATCCTCCATGCCTCAGCCATCTACTCACCACCCTTGTGCTAGGCCGGGGCTTGGTGCACCTTGCCCCGGCCCGGCGTTGCTGCGATCTCACCCAGTCGGCAGCTCTGGGGGTTAGTGGATGCGGTAGTGGTCCCAGCGTCCTGGTAGTGATTGGCCGGCTAGGAATGTTGTGGTTCCTGGTCGTGCGTATGATCCAGTCGAATCCGTAAACCACTTCGAGCCTGGGTCAACAGTGGTTGCTTGGATGCGCGTGTATGGCCCGTAGTCGTTGACTGCTGCACTGTGTCGGTGTGCGGTGAACCAGAGTTGTGGGATGAACCCTTGCGTGTGGGTTAGCGCTTGCGATTGTTTGGCGAGCCACGTTTCTTCGTTGCCGCCGATTTTGTGACCGTGCGCCATCGCAATGTTGATCCCGGATGCGTGGGTGGTGGTGATCATTTCGCCGCGGGGGATGTTGAACTCGACGTGTGCGAGGTCTGGGTGGAGCGCGCAGACGGTGCGGAGTGTGTCGCTGATGAGTCCGGTTGCGTTGTCGGAGTCGTCGGTGACGTTATCCCTGCCGGCACCACGGGCGAGTTGTCCATGGTTGCAGAGGCATGCGGCGTAGGTGACGTGTTCGAACCGTGGCGCTAGGGTCTTGATCCATTGGAGGTTGACTTCTAGGGCGAGGTTGATTTGATCGCGGGTGTTGAGGTCTACGCTGTGGGTTTGGCTGGCGTATGAGCCTTGTACGCCTTCTGTGTGGTCGCCGAGGTTGGCGAGTAGTAGGCGTTCTGGTCGTATGCCTTGGCCTGCGAGGTTGTCGAGGTCGGCTTCGATGTTGGCGAGCGACGTTGCGAGGCGGGCCAGTGTGCTCTGAGTGCCGTGCCCGTTCTCACTCTTGCCGAGCTGCCAGTCAGCCATGCCCACAGCGTAGGTAACGGGCGGGTGAGACGGCTTACTTGGTGCCGTTGCGGGCTTCCATGCGCGGACACTGTCACGCAGGGCCGCATAGTCGATGACACCCTCTGCGCGGCGCTTGAACCGGGCCGAGTATGAGTAGAGCCAGATGAGATCCCGGTCGCCTGATTCGGTGCGTTTGGATTGCTGCCAGGAGGACATGCGGACGGTGTCGTCAACGATGTCGAACTGTGCCGGGTCGAGGTTGAAGCGGGCAAACACTGCGGACCAGTCGCCGCTGATTGGTTCGGTGAGTTCGATGCCGGTGAATGATCCGCCGTCGCTGGTGAGTTCGAGCTTGCCAGTGACTTCTTCGGGCTCACTCTTTGCCGGCGCGTCTTCTTTGCCGCAGACGCATTCGCCGCGTTTGTGTTCGCGTGCGACTGTTGACCCTACGTTGAGGAATCTGGCCGCAGCGGTACCCGACATGCCATCGAGTTCGGCGCGTTCAGCTTCGTCTAGTTCGTTTGCGGCGGAGGCATATCGACAAAGCATGACGCCTCCTGGTGTTTTGGTTTTGGACGGTCCCGACATCTGCCCGCTCGCAACAGTGTTTGGCCGGGGTGCGGGACCGTCAGTGGGATGGGGAGGCTTTGCACCGCCGACGATTTCAGGTCGCCCTCATTTGTCCATCCCGGCGCCACGTTTCATCGGCCCTGGGCTGATTCGGCGTGACTGGCAGTTGTTTCGGCCATGCTTAGGGCACTCGTGGATGTGGCCTGACTTGCACAGGCTGCCTGCTGTCGGGCGCATCCTGCCGGGTGATCAGAAGTCCCTCTGGCCCGGCGTGTTTGGGAGCGACATGGGGGTTGTCGCCGTGGGTGAGGGCTGGTTTCGAACCAGCGTCTCTCCGGTAGCCCCGGAGCGCTGTGACCAACTTAGCCACCCCACCCTGCCGTCAGCTTCCCAGCGATGGCGGTTGCGCTTGACCCTGCGCGGGAGATAAGTGCACCTCACTTTGGGGGAGTTTTGGGCACGAAAAAGGCCGACCCTTTTGGATCGACCTGATTTTCTAGCCACGTCTCCGCAGCCATAACTAAATTAACACATGGAGGTTAATTCATGCAACATCTTCTTTGGGCGTGTCGAGCGCCCGCAGTAGGAAGGTGACTTGTTCGCCCGCCCAGGACGCTTCACAGTGACCGCATTCGATGTCCCATGTGCCGATTGGCCGCATGTCGCCTTGTTCGTCCCAGCATCCGAGGGTGAGGCATGTTGCGCGTTCTTCGCCGTATGTTGCCCAGCCGCATGAGGGGCAGGTTTTACCGACGAGTTTGCGGCGGGGTTTGACGGGCCAGAGTAGTGCGGTGATTTGGTCTACCCAGCCGAGGGTGACGCGGCCTAGGTACGCTTCCCATTCCGGGCTGATTGGGGCGTCTTGGTAGGACTGGAGCAGCGGCACCAGTTCGCCTTTCCAGATGCGCCCTACTGCTTCGGCGTAGTCTTTCCTGGCTTCCTTTTCGATGGCGCCGAGCAGGTCGAGTGCTGACGGGTCGATTGGGATGGGTGGGCCTGACTTGCCGCCACCGTATCCGTTCTGCCCGGGCGTGACGGCGTTGCGGAGTTCTTCAAGCAGTGCCGGCGCGTGCCGGAGTTCACCGTCAGGGGCAGTCTTCAGGTGCGGTCGGGTGAGCTCGTGTACGTGATCGCGGAGATTGGTCATGCGCGCTCCTTTCGTGCGTGCTTGCGCTTCCCGCTGTACCAAGGCAGCGCCAGCCCGTCGTTATCGGCCCGGGGCACGACATGGATGTGCAGGTGGAAGACTGACTGGGTCGCCTCAGTGCCGACGCTGGTGATGAAGTTGAATGCGCCCTCGGGCCGGCGCTCTTTCGTCCACTGGGCGGCATCGAACATCGTGCGCGCAGTAACCGACGGATCAGCAAGCGCCGTATGCCGGTGCAGCTTGGGGATGACTATGGTGGGCCCTTCGACAACTGGTGAAAGCGGCACCAGTTCAACGGAGTAGGCATTCTCGTTGATGATGTCTGCTGGTGGTTCTTCGTTGACGATCAAGCAAAACGGGCAGTCCTGAATCATTCGTCCTCCTGTGGTTTGTGTCCGGTGAGTAGCGTGGTGAGTTCGTCTACGGTCATGAGGACGTATTGCGCCCCGGGTCGTGTGGTGCCGCGTCGTTTGGCGATTACGATGCCGGCTAGTGCGTCGTCGTTGCCCGCTTCGGTTTGGGCTTCGGCGATCCAGGGGCCGGGCATGAGTCGGCCGCCGTAGTTTTTGGTTTCGATGACGAGGCGTTGACCGTGGACACGTACGCCGCCGATATCGCCGCGGTCATTAGCCCCCGACTTCACGCGCCGGTCTATGCGGTCGTCTTCGAGGACGGCGGCCAGGTGGTCGGCGATGCGGCGTTCAAAGCTAGCCCCGGCCTTCTTCGCTGTTGCACGAGAACGTGTCATTTGCCCCCTCCTGTGGCGTGTGGGGCGTCGCGGAGGGCGGCGAGGACAATTGCCGTCTGATGAGCGGCGAAGGTGCCATCGTCCAGCGCATCCTCGGAGCCGAACCAGTCGGGGCAGCCCGTGCATCCGGTTGCCGGGTCTTCGTGGTCCGTCGTCGCGTCGTACCACTGGTACTCGGCGAGTGCGCCTTTCACCCGCTCAACCGCTTCGTCCGAGAACATCACGGCATCAGCGGCTTCGAGTGCGGCTTTTGCGCAGCAGTCGTATTCGTCTGCTGGTGGGCTGATGAGTGTTGACCCGGCTTCCGCGGCTACTGCTTCGTTATGGCCGTAGAGTGCCCGTGCCGCTGCTTCGATTCGTGCGTTCATTTCTCCCCCTCGTAACTTGCTTGGATTTCGTCTTTGGTGAACCACAACCCCCAGTCGGCTAACCCGTCGACGCGGTAGGGTGCGCGTTGGTCGGGTCGGATCTCGCCGATAACACCCACCCGGCCCGTGTAAGCACACCTGTGACCCGGGCAAACCGTTACGCGGGTGCCGGGGGTTAGGGCGGTCACTGTTCGGCCTTGGTGATGGCTTCGAACACTTTCCGGACGGCGAGGCGAAGTTCCGGCCTCGTCCAGTACGGGTCGCCCACAATTGACTGGAGCGGGAACGCGTCATTGAAGAACTCGCGCAGGCCGTCAGCGACCTGCCCAACGGACTCGTCACTGAACATCGCCGCGTCGGATCCTTTGAGAGCTGCCCGCATAGGGCCACTCGTATCCATGCCCCGCGTCCTCGGCGCTTCACGGTGCGCCTTCATGGCAGCTTCCAGTCGTTCGCTCATGTTTCCTCCGTTGTGATGGTTGAAGCCGCCCCGGTTGGGACGGCTTCGGGTTCGTGTTCTTGGGTTGTCGCGGTCATCAGAAGCTGACCTTGTTGTTGCCGTAGTAGCGGCGGCGGACTTCTGGGCTAAGCACGTCGGCGCACCAGGGGAACGGGCCGCCCTTCTCCAATGTGCGCGGCCAGTCGCGGCCGGTTTCGCGGTCGCCACGCCACCGCACAACATCCGCCGTGGTCCCGTCCTCATTCCCCGGTGCTAGGCCGAACCCGAACTCAGGCCAGCCCATGAGAGCCGCCGAACCACGCGGTGCGAGGTCGCGCTGCCCGTTGGACATCTTCGGAGCGTGCGCCTCAATCACAAGCACGAGGCCGCGGTCCCTGAGCGAGTCGAGCGCCGCGATCACCGGGGCCGCTTCCTCGTCGTTCTTGATCGCTGTCGGCGTGAGCTTGTAGATCGGCCCGATGCCTAGGATTTCCGGCTCGTGCTCATCAACCAGGCGGTGAATAAGCCCGAGGTCTTTGTCCTTGCGGATGTCCATGCGCCCCTGACAGTGGACGTGCAAGTTGTCGCGTGGTGATGCCACGCCGTGCTGACCGGCTGTGGCTGCCATGCGCGATGTCTGCCGCTTCCACTGCGTTACGGAGTTCTCGACATCGACCACGAGGCTCCTGACCGGCTTGATGTGGTCAAGGGTCGTGGGGTGGACGCCGGCCGCAGCGCAGATGAGTAGCTGCCGAATCCAGGTCGTCTTGCCCATGCCCTCATACCCGGTCAGCACGAGACGGTCGCCGCGTTCCAGTAGGCCGGGGATAACCCAGTCCTCGACGGCTTCGGGCATGTCCAGGATCTCGCCCAGCGACATCGCCCGGACGTTCTTATCGGTCGAGTTGTCGCGGATGTCCTTCAACGACTCCAGCATCTCGGACATCGTCTGCGCGGTCGGGACGTCAGTGCTGGATAGGTTCTGGGTGAACCGTGCCGCGGCCTGAGACATGCGCCGCCGTGTTGCGAGCTCCTTGACCTCCCGCGCATAGACCGCCGTGGACTCCGCTGAACCTGCCAGCATCGTCCACTCGTGCAAGTCTGTGATCGGCACATCCTTGACGCCTGCCTGAGTGAGGCGCGTCCACACCGTGAACGGCTCCACAAAGTCGCCGGCCTTATGTGTCTGCACCACAGCCCGGAACGCCTCGGCCATGTTGTGCGAGCGGAAGTCATCCGGCACCAGCACCTCGGATGCGAACCGGATAGCGTCCGCCGCGAGCATGCAAGCCCCGATAACCAGCTTCTCCGGGTCAACCGTCAACATGTTCACTGGTTAGCCCACCCGTACTGTGCGGGGACGTTGCGGGCCTGCTGCGGAACACCAGGTGTTGCCTTGATGATCCAGTTGCTAAACGCTGCGTTCCAATTCCGGGCCCGGCGGTCATTTGCTATGGCGTGGTTTCGGAATGTCTCGGCTGTGATTTTCAAGTCCAGATTCTTCTCTCTCGCTTTTTCCGCATGCGCCGCTGTTGGCGTCCATGAGTCAGGCAAGGGCGTTTCAGGTTTGCGGCGAGAGTTATTGGACGGGTCGGGACGGGACGGGACGGGGGCATCGGTTTGCCATTCGTTTGCTACAGGTTTGCCATTGCTTTTGCCATCCTGTTTGCCATCGTTTTCGCGGTTCCATCGAGCTGCTGCCCCCGCTTTACCGGCGTCAGACCGGGCTTTTGATGTTGCCTTGCGCTTTTCCTTCTCGGCTTCTGCATCAGGCTGGAAATCTGCCCAGTCGTGGAACTGATAACCGCCCTCTGCCTCTTGCCATAGCCCTGCCATAACGAGCGCATCTGCATCGCATGGGTTTGCCATTGCGTTTGCCATTGCGTTTGCCATAGCGTTTGCCATGTGGGCCGGGATGAAGCCGTTAGTGAGCTGAGCTGAGGACCAAGATCCGGCCCGAACCCACAGCCCCATTGCACTGTTGCCGGCGAGCATCACCTTCGCGTTGAAAGCCAGATGGTCGTCAACCTTGAACCAAGACATCTCAGGTCCTCCTTTCGTGGTTTCATGCCGCCGACTTAGATGCCCGGTAGTTGCGGGTGTATTCGGCGCGTGCTGCCCTGCATGGGAAGCAGGTTGGCTCTTTGTCTCGGATGTGTTTCTGGTAGCCGCTGTAGGTGCCGCATACAGGCTCGGCGCGGCGTACGTTCACGGGCACGGCATTAAGCGCCTGCACCTGGGTGGACAGGGCGTCAATGGTCCGCTTCAACGAGGCCCGTTCGCGCATCAGATCGCTAACCTGCGCCTGCAAAGCCGGGATAGTGAGCGGCTGAGCCTTACCTCGCACGTAACTCATCGTGGTTTTTTCCTTCCTCGTTGTCGCATGACGTTGTTGATCGCTTGTTCTTGGGTTGGGTTTCGGTACGTCTTCACGTCGTGTTCGCTGGCCGGCTTGCCTAGTAGCCAGTCGCCCCAGTGGCAGTCACACTCACGGGCCTTACCGCAGCCATACGGCGACCAGCAGCACGAACGGGAACACGGGGTCATGCAGAGTGCTTCTCTCGGTTGTGGTCGCTTGCCCAAATGTGAGCGTCGACCTGCCTCGTTACGTTGACGCCGTCACTGCAATCTGGGCACCACGCCTGGTACCTACGCTGGCTGATGCGCTCCACTCCAGCGCTCATCCCGGAACCGTCCCAACAATGAAGCGGTCGATGTTGTCTTTGCGTAGTCCGTGCCAGTGGATGGTGGATTTTTCGCCGGCGACGTAGAGGACGGGGACGCCTTCGTAGCCGAGCCCCTTCACAAAGGCGAGGGCTGCTGGGTCGGTGGTTACATCGACTTCGGTGTACGTTGCGCCGTGCTTGTCGAGGTAGATCTTTGTCATGCGGCAGGGTTGGCAACCGGGCTTGGTGTAGAGCGTGACGGCTGGCTGGTGCATGGTGTCTCCTGGTTGTTGGTTCCGTGCGGCAGGGCGGGTTGTCAGCCCTGCCGCACGGGGTTTGGTGGGCATAAAAAAGGCCCCGGTGTTAGCGGAGCCTTGCGATGGGGTGGGGTGCGTTGTGGCTAGAAGGGCGGTTCACTGTCGGGGCCGTTGCCCCAGCCGCCGGCGTTGCTGACTCCGGGCGTTGACCACGGGTCGGCCTGCGTCGCCTGCTGCTGCTTCTGGGCGGCCTGCGCGTTGCCCTTCTCCAACTTGCGGACGGTGCGGAGCTGGATTACCGGCTTGGAGCGTTTGTCGCCGTCCTTTTCCCATGTCTGCGTTTCGAGGCGGCCTTCGATGTAGACCTGGTCGCCCTTGTGTAGCTGCTCGGCGAGTCGTTCGGCGGTGTCTTCCCATGCGGTGCCGTCAACGTAGAAGTTCTTCGTGGTGTCCCATTCGCGGGTCTGGTCGTTGTACTTGCGGTCACTGAATGCGAGCCGGATGCTCAGGACCGCTTTGCGGCCGGGGGTGAACTTCAAGTCGGGTTCGGCCGTAATACCGGCGAGGCCCTGAATAGTGGGGATGCTCATGCCTTGTTGTCCTGTTCTGCGATTGGGGTTAGTTCGTTGATCCATTGCCGGGCGATGTCGGGCCGGATGTGGATGGTGAGGTAGTTGCCCATGTCGAAGCCTTTGCCGATGTCTGGGCGGGTGGGCAGGTGGGTTGGGGTGATTGGCCCGGCGTTCACCGACACGGATGCGAAACCTGAGCGGGTCATTCGCCGGCCTCCTGGTGGTTGTCTTCGCGTACTGCGGCGAGGATTTTTTGGGCTTCTTCGGGGGTGATTTTGTTGGGGTGCGCCCATGTGGTGCCGATGACCTGCCCGGCGGTGGCGAGCATTGCTGGCCCGTCGCCCTCGTAACCTGCTGCTGTGAGCGCGTTGGTGACTGCCTGCCACTGGGCGAGCCACGGTTCCGTCTGCGGCTCAGCGAGGACTTCAACGTGGTGCTGCTTGACCTTCTTCTGGCTGATCCGCACCGGCACCGTGAACGCCTTGTCAATGTGGGACATGGCGACGACCTCGACACCGCCGACAGGTTCGCCAGCGTAGATCACCTCGGGGTTGTTAATGAGCTTCACGCCGCGCCCCACCCAGGCGTCGGATTCGGTGCCCCATGCGTGCGCGATAACCCGGAGCATGCCTTTCGACGGTTTCCACGGCCGGCCCTTCATGCCGACCAGGTCAACGATCACCGGCTTAGCGGTGTCACCCGGGCGCACCGCTTCGATGGCCGCGACGATAGGGGAGCCGCTGAGGTCAGAGGCGTTGAGCTGGTCGGACTTGGCAACCAGCGCTTTCGAGATGTCCATTAGAAGGTGATCTCCTTTTCGATGTTGAGCCCGAGCAAGTCGTCCATCTGGTAGAAGGCGTAGTTCGGGAGGCTGACAGAGTCAGATGATGGGTAGCCGGGCCAGTTGCCGGACTCGATGCATTCCCGGTAGATGCGCTTGGCGCGGTCGTTGAGCTGGCGGCCGTAGATGATCGCCTCTGGATCGAGCGAAACGACGGACACGAGGTAGGGTGCGGTCTTCTCAATCAGGACGAACTTGAACGGCAACTCTTCGCCGGTAGCCGCCTTTACCCCGTCGATGTAGTGCGCGGCTGACTGGTGGTAGCCGAAGTTGTGCGCGGTCTTGCCGAACTCGTTCGGGTCGGCGCTGAGCGTGGTCTTCAGGTCGATCAAAAGGCTCGGCTGCCATGCATCCGGGCGGCACTTCAGCGGCAGGCCGTCCTCATCCCAGAACACTGACTGTTCTGCCTTGTGCCCGGTGAACAGCTTCGATGCTTCCTCGTGGGCCATGACTGAGTCGCGCATGCCCTTGACCTGCGCCCATTCCTTGCTGGTCAGCGCGATCTTGCCCTCGGCTTCGGCTTTGTCTGCTGGTTCGGTCCAGGCTTTCCCCCGCTTGCTGTCAACGTCGATCACCACGACGCCCGACTCATCACCTTCAAGGATGAGGCTGTGTGCGGCGGTGCCGAGGTCGAACGCGGGGGACGACTTCGGGTGCTTCAGGTAGTGCTGGTAGTGTGCCGGCGTCTTGGTTGCCAGCGTTTTGAGTGACGTGCTGCCCAATGCCGGGTCAGCGTGGTAGTCGGCAATCTTGATGCCGTCGTAAATCCCGGGCGTATACCCCATGTGTGCTCCCAATAGAAAAGGCGGCCGATAATCAGCCGCCTGCGTGTGTGTTTGGTTTCTTAGCCGTTATTGGTTTTGGCCTGTTTCCGTTCGTGAATCCCGGCTACCAGCGCCCGGCCCTCAGGGTCGGCTTGGAACTGGGCGAGACGGTACGGGTTCGGGGTTAGCTTGTACGCCTGCTCAAAGGCCCAGACGCCCCCCGCGTAGGCTCCAATGCTTGACATGACAGACTCGGCGCACTGTTCCCACGCTTCGGCCTGCGCCTCAGCGAACAGGGGCGCCAACACGGCCGTCTGATGAGCGGCGAAGGTGCCATCGTCCAGCGCATCCTCGGAGCCGAACCAATCGGGGCAGCCCGTGCATCCGGTTGCCGGGTCTTCGTGGTCCGTCGTCGCGTCATACCACTGGTGCTCGGTGAGTACCTTGGCGATCTGTTCGTGGCTCGTCGGGTGACGCGGTTCCGGGTCTTCTGCCAACTTGAACTCCTTCATAGGGGTGCCGGTGGTGTCTCGTCGAGGCTGGAGCATGTGCGCGTACTTAGCCGCCACGTCCTGCATCCGCTGCTCGAACGCGGGAGACGCTCCGCCGCTCATTCCCCGCCTCCCAGCGCCTCGGACAAGGCGGCGCGGATCAGGCTGGTGGTCACGAGGCTGCGGTCGCCATCGCCTTGAGACTTCTCGGCCCTATCTACGAGTGCGAGAACCGCTTCGACGGCTCCAACTAGGGGGCGAAGGTCGTTCTCTGCCTCGGTTAGCCACTGCTCTGAGATTGCTGCTTCGAGTCTCGCTTTGATGGGGGCGAGTGCCTGGCCCGGGGTGCTCATGCTGCGTCCTCCGGGGTGGCGCGGTGTGCGGGGTTTTTGGCTGTGGTGTCGGGTGTGCCGAGTGCGTTGGCGACGTAGGCGAGGATTTCTTTATCCCGTGTTGCCTCGGTCATGATGTCGGCGTGCGCGGGCCTCTGCTTGTGTTCCCGGGCCTCGCGTTCCATGTGTACCTGCAAGCTGCTCATGATGCTTCCTTCGCTGTTTTGAGTAGGGCGGTGAGGTTGCCGACGATGCGGGTTGCGGCGTCGGTGAGGATCTTGATTGATTCGGCGTTCGGCCCGTCGCCTTCACGGGCAAGGCGGGCTTCGAGCGCGTCACGACTAGCGCGGGCTGTTTGCAATGCGCAGGCAAGGACTTCGACGCTCATCGTCCCCACCTGTTTTCGTCGCGGAGTTGTTCGGCGTACCGTTCTTTTTCGTCCTCAGCATCAGCGGCCAGGCACTCAGCACAGGTGCCGCATTCGAGGTCGGCGCACTGGTCGGGTTCCGGGTACGCTTCTTTGTTCTCCCACGCACGCTCAGCAGCCAAAAAGCCCGGCATGTGCGCGTTCATGATGCTGCCTCCGGGTTGTGGAGAACGGTGAACACAGTCGGGAGGCAGTTGAGGCCGATGAACTCGAAGACCTTCTCGGATGGGATCTGCCCGACGGCTTCTGGAGTGGTCCACCCGTCGCCGCCTTCCCAGTTCGAGCCGCGCTGGAAGACGATGATGATGGGGACGTTCCGGTTGTGGGTGATGGCAGCCACGACGGTGCGCAGTGGAAGCCTGTCGAGTTCTTCAACGGTGGTGACCTGCTGCAGTGGAGCAGAAGCAGGGCGGTTAGGTTCCTGCCCGCACAAGCCGTTATCGCTGTCCCCAAACGGATGGCTGGCTGTTCCCGCTTTCCGATAACCAGCAGCTAGCATCGTGTCGGCAGTGCGCTGGTTATCTTCAAACACGGGCGTAATGCCATCGGGGAGGACGCGCAGGATGTCCCCGCTCAAACTATCGATGGTGACGCTAGCAATCAGGTCGGCCAGTTCCTTACGTTCGTCGTTGTCGGTCATGCTGCCTTCTTCCGTGTTGTGTATTCGTGGATGTCTTCGTTGACCCTCTGTGCCCGTGCTTCGGTGATCACAAACGCGAGTTCGGCGGGTGTGAGTGGTGTGTGCCGGAGTCGTTGTCCGGCTGTTTTCGGTCCCATGTCCGCCGCGTATGGTTGGGTGCTGAGGTTCCGGCGTGTGGCCCGGCGCGTCCCGGTAAGCTCACTCACCGCTGCCTCCCCGTCACGCTCACCGGCAACTCCGCATCATGACGACGAGCAGCGCTAATCGTGATCGGGGCGAAGAAAAACGTGCCCACCAAGACCAGGAAGAAAAACCAGCTCATGACGCCGCCTCGGGGGAGTGCAGGACAGTTGCGGGGAGATTCGCGAAGTTCACAGCGCCATTCGGGTTTCGGTAGCGACGGAAGCCACCGGCATCCCAAGCAACAGCCCAAGGGTCGCCGATGGAGTCCAGCACAACCGCGCCAATCGGAAGTGCGTCGAGCTCCTCAATAGTGCTGATGGTGCGGGGCTTCCGGTAACCAGCGGCAAGAATCGCGTCGGCGGTCTGTTCTGACTGGCTCTCTGCGCACAGGCCCGAGCAGCACGTCTTGCCTCGCACGATGCCTGCCAGTTCGTCGCGTTCGTTCATTTGTTTGTCTCCTTAGTGGTGGCCGCCCACACACGGAGCAGGCCGTGACGGCGGGTAGGGGTGGTGGAGGTGCGGTAACCAACCGTCGTGATGTGCCCGTGAGCGCGGGCCGCCGAGAAAGCACGCCCAGGAAGGTTCGGATGCGGCGCCGGCCTCATCTCGCGCACCAGATCATCCGCAGTAAATTCAGGGAGGACGTGAGCCAGACCGGCGATGGTTGCTACTGCGTCCTCATGCCACGCCGCATGCGTGTCCGTCTCCAGGACCGCGGCCTTCATGCTGTGGCCTCAGGAGCTCGCAAGCTGCTGTACTTGTGCAGGTACTCGATCAAGACGTTGTTGACCGCCTGCTCGCCGGTTTCATCCGACACATCCCGGGAGTACGCTTCATCAGTTGCGCTGGCGAATTGTTCCGCGAACTCGGTGAGCGTGATCCCCTGGGCCAGGCGGTGTGACTCACGGGAAGAAATAGGCGCCCCAGACTCCGCATGCATGGTGCGAATCCTGTTTTTGAGCGCAACGAAGGGCATTTTGGGCATGGCTGTAGACCTTTCTGCGGCTGTTGGGCCTGCCGTCAATCGACGGACTTAGAGGGTGTGTGCCCAGATTCGGGCGAAGGGTGCCGGCGCTGTGGCCGCGGCTGGTGGTGCGGTGTTACTTGGTGGGTGCTTCGGTTGGGAGCGAGCTAAGCCAGGCTTCAAGCTCGCTGGCCTGGATGACCGGCTTGGAATTTGCATACCTAACAACCAGCTCGTGGTTGCGGATAGCGCGTCGGACAGTGTCGGTCGAATACCCGATAGCCTCAGCCGCTTCTTCGATTGAAAACGCGAGTTTCATGCCGCCGCCTCTACTGCTCCGTTGAGGATGGCTTCCAGTTCCGAGACGAGCTGGGGGCTCTTGTGGAACCATTCACCGGCCGCCTGGTGCTTGGCGAACTGCTGGTGCAGGGACGCCTCAAGGGCTCGGCTTCCTGGTACCCATCCGATGCAGTCCAGGTTTTCCCGGTCAAGATCAGCGGGCTGTTCGGAGCCATCAACGCCGCCCCGAAATGCCTGCATCCTGGAGCGCGGGTCCATCGACGTGCCGATCTTGACGTAGCGTTTAGTGCTGAGGACGTAGACCTTCTGGTCACGGTGCTGGTTTCGGCCGCCGTAGGGGTATGTGTTCTTCAGCCTGAATCCGTCTTTGAAGAACGATGCTTTTGCTTCGTCCCAGTGCTTGAAGCAGAAGGTTGCTCCCAAGACCGGTTCTGCTGCCCATCCTTCATTGCGGCAGTTCGCCGCTACGCACTTGCTCATGCTGCTTCCAAGCGGAGGATGTCGGTGATGCTGACGCCGAGTGCTGCTGCGATGTCGCCGGCTTCTTTGATGGTGAGCCGTTCCGGGTGTTCTAGTCTGCGGTCGAAGGTTGTCATCGGGATTCCGGCTTTGCGGGCTACGGCGTACTTGCTGGTTTTCTCTCGGCCGTCCGCGCCGTCGATGAGGTTGAGGATGTTGTCTCGTGTTGCGGTACTAATTACCGCCGTGTCATTTGTTCCCATACGGCAACACTATTCCCGCATGGGAACATCTGTCAACCCATCTTCTAAGTACCGGCGTGGCGCAAGGCAAGTAGCGGGCATGGTGACTTTGAGTACACGTAAGTTGCCAAGGGATTGTTAAGTTCCCATATGGGTGGTTAACTTATCCGTATGGGAACATATGGGCACGACATACAGTCGGCAATGGTCGAGCAAATCGAAATAGAACTCGACGCCAGGAACTGGAAGCAGCCGGAACTCTCCAAACGCTCTGGCATCGGCCGCAGCACGCTCCATCGCTACCTTGCCGGCGAGCGCGACATTCCGCTCCCCATCTTTGGCGCCATCTGCGAGGCCCTTGGCATCACATATGTGGAGCTCGCAATCAGGGCTCAGCGGCTCCTAGAAAGCAAGAACCTCGGCTAGTTCCAGCCCGTGCAGTTCCGCAAGCGCCCCGGCCTCACGCAAGGTCATGGGGCGCTTGCCGCGTTCGCAGTCGATAACGTCTGCCGGGTCCGTCTCCCAGGCGGTGCACAGCGCTCCCGTCATAGTCTTGCCCGCCAGCGAAGCTACTTGCTCAAACTGCATTCCGTACCCCATTCGAAAGTTTGTTCGGATGATCGACTCTAGACATCGCCTCTGACAGTGAAGCTATCGCCCTCTCCTGCTGGTTAATTTAGCGCATCTAACAGGCGTTCCTGACCGAAGGCCAAGTCAGCCCTGAAGGCAGTCTGTGAACACATATGTACCTCTCGGTCATGTATGTAGCGTTTCCGCAGGTCAGCGCACACATTCGCTGGACTTACCGCTAGATTGTTGAAATGCCCAGTGGTTCTGAGCCGTTACCCGGCGCCTTCTCGCGTGCGGTCACGGCGGAACTTCGGGCCGTCATGGGCCGTCATGGAATCAGTGCGCGTGAGGTGGCCGCCGCAGCCGGCAGGTCGCCAGGATACGTCACGAAACGCCTGCGTGATGAGGCGTCCTTCACTACGAATGACCTTGCTGACATCTGCGCCGGGATCAACCTGGATCTACTTTCGCTCCTTGTTGCAGCCGTGCGGTCTTATCGTGGCCGCTAACGCAAAAGAGCGCCCCCACCAAACGGCGGGGGCCTTTTCACTGCTCTAGTAGTCCGCTCATTTTGTTCATGGCGGCTTTCAGTTGTTTGGAGTTTCCTCGGCTCCGGTATCCGCGGGTTACTGCCCGGCTGGAGTGCCCGACGATCTCTTGGATGATGGCTTCTGGCACGCCGGCCTCGTACAAGAGGTCCACAACAGTATGCCTGGAGCCGTGCAGCACGACATCATCGGGCAGCCCTGCCTCAGCTAACACGTTGGCCCATTCTTTGGTGGCTCTGTCTGGGTCCCAGGGGCGTCCGTTGCGGGTGAAGACTAGTCCTTGTTGCTGGTCGCCGATTTGGAGCCGGAGGATGGAGCGTAGGGGTTCTACGAGGGGTACGACGCGCCACCCTGCGGAGGACTTGGGGCGGGTGAGGTAGAGGGTGCCGCCGAGTTCGCGGTGTTCCCAGTCTGCGGGCGCTTTGGATATGTCGGTGATGCGTTGGAGCTGCCAGGAGAGGTCGAGTTCGTCGCCTACCCGGTCGGCTTCGAGGCCGAGGATTTCGCCGCGCCTTGCCCCGGTGAGCAGGTATGTTGCCCACAGTGGACCGTCTTTCCGTGTGGCTAGGTGTTGGAGTAGCCGGATCGCCTGATCAACATCTAGGGCTTTTTGCGCGGTGACTCGTTTGCGGGGCCGGTCTACGAGGTCGCATGGGTTGGCGGTGATCTTGCCTTCCCGTAGCGCGACTTTGAGCGCGGCTGAGAGTGCGTTGTGGGCGAGTAGCGTGTAGGTGCTACTCAGCATGACAGTGTCGGGTGGCAGATCCGTCTTACCCCGCAACGCCGCGTCCTTGGGTGTGGATTGCATGACGGTGTGGAGGTGCCGGACATCAGCGGCCGTTAGTTTCTCCAGGCGTTTCTTCCCGAGCAGCGGCACTATGTACCCGTCCACGACTGTCTTGTACCCGGCGAGCGTCTTAGGACGGATGCTGAGTGGTGCGATATCGTCCAGCCAGTGACGCATCCACTTATCAACCGTCGTGGAGCTCGTGGCAAGATCCCCGTGTTTCGCCAGCTCACGTTGCGTCTTCCTGAGCTCAGTCATTACCGCGGCTTTGTCTTTCCGGGCGATGACTTTACGCCGCCGCCTACCATCCACAGACGGCAGCTCAACACTCACACACCACATACCATCCGAAGCGCGCTTGTACACACTGCCTTCTCCCTTGCCCCTAGCCAACGGCCCAAGCCTCCTGGTAGTCCGGGTGGTCGGCGTACACGGCGGCTAGGGCGCGGAGGACGTCGACGTTCCGCGTGAATCCGTCCCAATTGACCGAGAGTTCGATGATCGCCCGTTTCGCGGCGCACTCGGCAAGGACGCGGGCAGGGTCATGGCGGGCGATGTGCTGGGCGTCGGCGGGCTCTACGGTAATTCCGTTTGCGTCGTGCCCCCATGAGCCAATGACAGTCTCGACGGGGCTTTGGCTTCCGTCCGGGTATGGCGGCAATTTCGCCACGGTCACAAGGTCCGGGCCACAGTCGCCCCAGCCGTCCGTTTCCGGCTCCCACTCCCACGGCCCGGGAGTAGCCGCTTTCGCCGCCGCTTCGTCTTCGGCGATGCGGGCTTCCAGGAACTCGGTAATCGTCATCGGGTCGCCTCCGTTTCGATTCGGTCACGCATGGCTGTGAAGGTTTCGTCCTCAGCCAGAGCCGCCTCAATTTCGCGGACGGTCAGGCATGGGTAAACCTCGTGGACTCGTTCGCCGCTGTGGTCGTCGAGGTCTTTGCATTCCTCGCAGTAGAAGCCGCCTATCTGGTCGCCGTCTTCATCGACGCATGGCATTGCCCGGTGGAGGCGATGCACCGCAGCGACGGCTGAGAATGTCGCCATGTGCGGGGCCGCAGCTTCGAGGGCGGCGCGCATGGCGGCCAAGTAGGTTTCATCTTCTTTCGCCCAGAACACATCAAGCGCCGCTTCTACCGCCTCGTCGGGGATCATGCTTCTGCCTTCTTTTCGTGGGTTGGGCACCATCCGGGGCCGCAGTAGATGTTGCCGAGCTTGTGGCATACGCAGTCGCAGTCTTTTTTCATGGCGTTCCTATGCTGAGTTCGTCGTTGGCGAGTAATGCTTTCAGGTCGGCGTGCGCGAGGGAATCTACACTCACCCAGCCTGGACAGGCGCAGTCATTGCTAGCGGAACCGTCACCGCCGCACTTTGGGCAGGTCGTCCTCGGGGGTTGCGCCGCTTCGTCGGGGATCACTTGGCGTCTCCGTCGAGGATCTTCATGGCAGCTTCACTGAGGCGCGAAATGAAGCTGGCCCGCACGAGCGAGGCGTCTTCCTCCGCGACCCTGTACACGGTCCCATCCGGTCCAATGCAACGCTTCGCCAGTTCCGCCATGGCCATAGCCATGTTCCCCGCTACCGTCGTCTCCTGCTGCCGTTCCATTCGGTCCCCAATCTTTAGTCGATACTTCTACTATAGCCATTTCTATAGCCTTTGTCACCGTTCTGTAGCCTATGGTGCTAACTATTTAGTCGGATGACAGCGGCCTACTTCCGCGCATTCTAGGGGTTTTCGGCCCATGCGTTATGGTCTGACCACACAATGCCTTACGACTCATAATCGTGAGGTCGGGAGATCGAGCCTCCCCACCGCTACCAAAGAAAATCCCCTAGAACTCAACGGTTCTAGGGGATTTTCGTTTGTCCGCTGATGCCCAAACACTGGCCGGGTATAGCCATCGCTTTAGCCGATCAGCGTTTTTACGTCAGCCCTCTGTAGCCTTTGTCAGCACACCACAGCTACACCAGCAGGAACCCTGGCAGCCTGTCACCCCACCGAACCGCCCGTAGTTTCTCGGGGCATTGGTTGTATTCCCAGATGTCCCACTCAGAATCCGTGACCGGTTCCACGTTGGCCGCGGGTATCCAGGCTGTGTGTGGGTGGTGGTTGTCGTCGTCCCAGCGTGCGAGGATGTGGGTTTTGTTCCATCGTTCGGCGCGGGCGTAGGTCGTTAACGTGCCGCCGTCCGTGAGCGGGACAGCGGCCCGGATTTTGGGGTAATGCCCGTACTCCCACGAACGCGCCTCGGCAGGGCGGCCAGGGACAGGCTGGGCATACTCGTAATCGGTCCCGTTGATGGTGCAGGTGGGCATGGGACCAGACTATCCGGGCACGCAAAAGCGCCCCCACCCTGTGACAAGGTGGGGGCGCTGTTACTCTTGATGCGTGCGGTACTACTGGGCTATCAAAGATCGATTATGGCAACGGGCCATGAGGTGCCCTGGATGCCGCCAGCCGTTGCAAGGACTTGCAACGGTCTGTTCCGAAGCGTGCGCCGAAGAACTCGACTGGGCATGGGCGATCCGTTAGGCCGGGGACAGGTCAGCGTAGAACTGCGAGTAACCCGCGCTCCCGTTCGCTGTGAACGACCCGCTGTAGATGCCCAAGTCAAGGGTTGCAGTGTAAGCCGTGTTTGGTTCGAGGGTGACGTAACCGCTGGTCGGGTGGTTCTGCAACACGCCGGACGGCATGCGGTGCGTCATAACGTCGATGCGCGTACCGCCAGAAGGCGTGAGGCGCAGGATGAGATCCTGCGTGCTGTTCCCCGCCGTCCCGTAGTAATCCGCCGCGAGTGTCCCTTCCCGCAGGTACGGCTTTGGTTTGATCGTGATGGTCCCGACCGTTGTTACCGCTGAGAACGTCCCGTAGCTGAACGCACCGGAGGGGCGCACGAGTTCGCGGGGGATGTAATCAACGGGTGGGGCGCCGATGAATGTGCCGATGATCTTGGCGTAGACCTGGTTTCCGCGGTCGGCGAAGTGCAGGTTGTCGGTGTCCATGAGGGCGTACCGGTCGCTACCTGGAATGCCGTGTTTCTTGAACTCCTGCGCGATGTCGAAGAACACCGCGCCGGTTTCCGCGGCGAGACTGACGAGCTGATCACGGTAGGAGTCTGACGAGTACGCGGGGGAGGCGAGGTCGTACCTGTTGTGCTCATTGATGAGGACGTGAACCGTGTTCGGGGACACGGCCTTGATTTTGTTGATCCACGAGAGCAGGTTCGCCCGGTACGTTGCGGGTGTGATGCCTTGGCCTTGGTCGTTTGCCTTGACCATGTGCGTGATCAGTTGCGGTTTGAGCGTGCCGATTCGGGTCACAAGCGCATCGGTGAGGTAGTTCGCTGACGTGGTGCCGCCTACGGCCCCGTTGTAGACCATGACCCCGTTTGCTGGGGCGGGCGTCAGGGTGGTTGCGTCGAGGCGGGCCGCGGCGGTGCTGGTGAACAGCGCGGTAACTCGGTTCACCCAGGCGCGGGACGCTGTCGTTGGGTTTCCGCCGTTTGCGATTGAGTCGCCTAGGTTCACGTATATCGCCGGGGCGGCGGTTTGGTTTTGGACTGCGTCTTTCCATGGCTTCAGCGGGTCGGCTGGGAGCTGCCCGGTGGGAAGCTTCCCGTCAGCGCCGAGCGAGGCAACACCGTTAGCTGCGCCTCGTTGCGTGGCGTCGAGTTTGCCGTCCAGTGCTGTTTTTTGGGCGGCGGAAACGGGTTTGTTAGCGTCTGAGGTGTTGTCAACGTTGCCCAACCCGACGTGCGCCTTGGTAAGGCCGGTTGGGGTTCCGGTGAAGGCCGGTGATTCGGAGCGGGCATAACGTGCGTCGAGTTTCCCGCGGGTAGTTGTTGGGGTGTCGAGAAGCGGGTTTACGGCGGCGTCCGAAAGGTCGATACCGGTGCCGGCGAAACCGGCCGCAGCTTCCAGCTGCACAATCCTGGCCCGCTCGTTAGCGTGCAGCTGTTCGGCGGTTTGCGCGTTATCGGCGATGACGTTGTCGCCGTTGCGGACCGGGTCGTTTCCGTCCGGTTTCTTGAACCCGAGCGGGGTGGTTGTAACAGCCATTAGCGGCCTCTCCTTAAATACGAAAGGCCCCATAGGAGGGGCCGCGAATGGGGTGCTACTAGCTGGTTAGACGGTCGGCTTATTCGGGACCGCGTACACAGCAGCGCCGGTGATGATGGTCGCGCAGATGGCGGTCACCCACTCGCCGCCTGTGATGAGTTCACCACCAGCAGACGCCTCGGCAACAGCGGATGTCAGGACAACTGCCCCGGGAGCGATGAACGCAACAAGGGCCTTAAAATATGGTGCGAGAGAGTTCATTTACTTTCCTTCTTTCACGGTTACTTGGAGCCGGTCAGCGATGGCCTGCGCGTCAACACCGGAGCTGGCCTTAGCGACGGCCGCGGCGATGAGATCAGGGGTGAGGTTAGAGGCGATCTGCTGCGCGCCGCCGGCTTTGAGGTTGCCGTACACGATCCACTCCGCTAGAGAGTAGGACCGGTCGGGGTTCTGCGGGTCAGGCAGTCGGGTCTGGAGCAGGCTAGCGGTGGACTGGATTGCAGCGAGAGCAAAGTTCTTGGCGTTCGTCGCCTCGTTCCGCGCATCCGTGGCCACCTGCCGCGCATCGGCCGCGTTGTTCTTCGCGTTCGTCGCCTCGTTACGGGCAGCGATCAGCGCCGCCCGGTCATCATCGTTGAACATGTCGTCCTCTTCTACTGCGAGTGGTGTGATGGTGCCGGCCTGCGCGGCGATTCCTTGGTAGCCGAAGTACGGTGTCGGGTCCACTCGGCCGTAGACGATGCCCCTGGAAACGTCGGTGCGGTAGTCCATATAGACAAGCGCTTCGATGTGGACATGCGGCTCAACGGTTTCCGTTCGGGTCTTAGTGTTCCCGGACTTGCCGATGAGTTGGCCTGCTTTCACCCGCTGGCCGACCTCGATCTCGTCGTTGCTCGACTGGTGGGCTATGGCGCTGATACCCCAACTGTGCTGGATGACTGTGAGGATGCCGCCGAAGTTGTAGTAGAACAACCACTGGCGCACTGGTCCAGATCCTGGCAGATCCTCAGCCCAGCCCGCATACAGCACGGTCCCATCATCAATCGCGTAGATCGGCGTGCCGATTTCCGCTTTCAGATCCTTGCCGGCGTGACCGAACGGCTGGTAGTTGCCGTAGAGCCATACGTAATAGCCCATGCCGCTGTTACGGTCCGGGTTCGCCCGGATACCATCGGTTGCCCCGGACCCGAACTCTTGGGACGTTTCCATGCGCGCTAAAGGATTTGCCATGATCGCTCCTAGGTGTAAAGGTCCGCGGGCCATGCCGGGGGAGGTGGCGGGTTGCCGTCCTCGATGTGCCGGCGCAGCTTGTTGATGTAGTCGTCGCGGACCCGTTCACGGCGCTGCGCTTTTGTCTGCTCAATTTCCAGTGAACCGATCCGTGTCGAGTGGCGGGTTAGTTCCTCTTGCAACTGGTCTATGAGGACGTTCTCGGGGCGGCCTTTGTTCTGGATCTTCGAGGTCAGCCACGCGCCGCCCAGGCCCAAGACGGCGACAAAATAGGGGCCGATGGCCTGCCAGTCGATTGTCATGGCCTCACCGCCGTTTTCAGCATGTCCTGGAGGCCGTTGAGCTTCAGCAGGAACCCGAAGATGAACAGCCCAGGGGCGAGCCATCCAATGGCACCGTTGACGAGCTGCGGGTCCACGAACCCGGTGAACGCCCAGATCAGTAGGTAGCCGATGCCCCAGCCGATGGCGATACCGGCGACGATGGACAGGCCGTGCCGGGTGTGCCGGTTCACCATGTCAACTACACAGAAGACCACACCGAGGCCCCACACCGCGGACCAAAGGCCGAGCGCCGCGCCCCCACCTGTGATGACTTCCTGGGCGCCGGAAAGGTTCTCCGGGTGGACTGTGGCGTAGTAGATAGACCGCGACAGGGAGTACAGGGCACCCATCGTGAGGATTATGTTGCGGCCGATAGCAACCCTTCGCTCAGGCCGCAGGTTACGGATATTCACCCCATCACCCCGTCGCCGAGGTTGATGTCATCTGTTCAGCGGACCAGTACACGGAGCCGTTATTTGACGCCGAACCGGCTACGTTTTGCAGGTACAGGTTGAACCCGTCCTTCGTGATGCCGCCCGGCACGCTGATGATGCGGGACTGGTCCGTGGTGACGATGACAACGGGCGGGACGCTAAAACGTCCGGCCGGGAACGACTGCCAGAACGGGCCGGACAGGCTGTTTGCGTTCACCACACCAATCGGGGCAGTGCCGACCGCTTTAGCGTAGGAGCGTGAGTATCGGTGCCAGTTACTCGAACCGTCCCAAATCTCCAACGGCAGACCAGTCAGGTCAGTGCGGCAAACAATCGACACCTTCCCGGGCCGGGAGTCGCGGTAAGCATCACGGGCCGTCGGGGACGCCACAGGAACGACAGTGCTAGCCGACATGAACGCCGCCGCAAGATCATCAGTCAGGTTGTACGGGTCGGAGTTCGTTGGCGTATCAACGCCGTTAGGTAGGGTCTGCACTATGCGCTCCAGTCAATGAGAAGTTTCCCCGATTCGGGGTTGTCGAGGCGGGATTCGAACCCGATGTAGGGGTTCCCGGCGATGCTGATACCCCCGCCGGCTGCGAGCGTCCCGGCGAAACTGAGGGGCAAGTCGATCAGCCCGCCGTTGAACCCTGCCGGCACCGTGTAGTCAAACGCGGCTGTTACCCGGTTCACGTCCCCACCGGGGCGCTGCTGCGAGTCGTGAGCGTAAATATGGATCGTCGCGGGGGAGTTGTACCCGCCGACGCCCGGAAGCCTCCGGGGAAGGTACATGCGGATACCCGTCACTGTTTTCCCGGACAGTGCCGGGTCTGGGGCGCCGTAGAACCATGCGCCCGTGACCGTGTAGCCGGACTGCGAGCCGGAGTAAACGTCCTCACCGCCGCTGCGGGAGGTAGCCCACCGACCCCAGCCGCCAACCCCCCAGGTGTCCGACGCAGAAGCGATCCGCTTCACCTGACCAGTGCCGGCCACCTGCGCGGCAGCTGGCGGGGCGACAGGGGGCGGGGCAGATACCGCCTGCGGAACCTTGCCAAGGATTGACGGTTTACCCGCAGCCCACATCAGCACCACAGGATCGCCCGGAGCGTAAGTCCCCGTGTACCTGTCGGTTGTGAATGAGCCGCCGAACTCTCCGGTAACGACAACTTCCGTCGCACCAACACTAAGGATGGTCCCTATCGAAGGGCGGGGCTGGTCAGCGTACCCGCCAATGACGAGCGCCGTTGACTGCCCCTGCCCGTCGTTGGTTATGTCCACGACGATCTTCCCGCCCTGCACCGGCTGAATCGGGTCCAACCAGCGGGCGTCGAGAAGGTTCCCGGCCATGTTCGCCCACCACTTGGAGCCGTCCCAGTACGCAGTCCCATAAGTGCGGCGCGTCCCTCCCGGGTCCATCGCGCCCATCGTGTACTTCAAACCGGCCATGATGGGCGCCTCCTAGTTAGGGCAATTGGTTCCAGGTGAGGTTCGGGAGGTTGCCCCAGTTAGCCGGCATCCGATCCCAAGTGAGTTCTGGGCGGGCCGTGGTGAGATCCTTCGTCCAGTCCGTGCGAGACAGGGCCTCAGCAACGTCCGAGTACGAGCACAGAACCGTGAGCGTCGTCGGGCCCGGAACAGGGTTGCCGCCGGACTTGATGGACGTGATGTCCCCGGGCATGTAGACAACGTGTCCGGCAGTCACTGGGCAGCCGACCTCGATGCGGTCGCCCTCCTGCAACTCCGGGCGGGGAACTGTCACCACGGACAGCTCAACCGCCAGCGAGCCGAGGAACTTGTCCCGGAGCGAGGCCGCATAAGCGAGTGCTTGCGCGTAGCTCGTAATCATTTCCGAGGTGTAGAAGTACGGGACGCGCCCGTGAGGTCCGCCGTGCCTCAGCGGCCCGGCATCGAGGGACACGGTCGCCCGTACAGGATCACCTGTCGTGGAGTCCTTACCCTCAACCACCCAACGGTTGTATAGGCCCTCAGCGGCCTGTTTCCGCGACACCGACACCAGGCCCGCCGTGGGTTCAACACGCCACACAGGGGCCCCGCCAGGCTTGTACACCTGGCACTCACCATCCCCGCCCATCCGGTACCGGGCACCAACCAACGCCAGCACGTCCTGGCAGGCTTCCAACCGTTCCCGGTCCCAGACTGTTTTAGACGACACGGGGGCATCAGTCACTCCCGACGCAACCACAGTGGGGAAGTGCCGGGCAGTCAACCTTTTGAACTCGGACAACGCCGTAGCCCCACCAGGCGGTGACTGCGGAGCCTCAAACCGGTCCAAATCAACGTTGTACGTCAGATCGACAGCTTCGAGCTTCACCGCCCCCGACACCACAAACTTCCGCCGTGTATGGGGCTCAACCGGAGAGTCGGGCACAACCAGCCCGTACTCATCCACAACCCGGGAATCCACAACCTCAGACGGAGCATTCCCAATCAGCCGGAACTTCCCATAATTCACCGCACCAGCACCGCCGACACGATAAATCACGCGCAACTCAGTGCCAGCAACACCCAGCGGGTCATCAAACAGCCACGCACCAAGCGACCCATCAGGGTCAGCAACAGTCAGGCTGAGGCGCTGCCCGACCTTCACCGAATCCCCGGCATCACCAGACGAAGACCAGTCGACAACCTGCAACGGATCAGGCAGAACCAGCGAACCCTCACGCCACGCCCACACCGTCAACGTATCCGCCGGCCGAGACCCATCCAACGCATCCCTACTAGCCTCATCAATCAGACGCATTGGACTCCTATTTAATTGACGAGGACACTGTTAAAATTGGGTATGGCGAACTCTGACTACGGGATCAACAGCGACGGCGAATGGCCGCTCATCAAACAGATCCGCGACATATCAGCAGCAGACCATCCGCGGCCGACCGAACACGTCACTGCCGAGGGCCTAGCCCACATAGACAATTGCGAGGAATGCCGCTCTCGCTACGTAGGGCCGAAGACGGT